AAAAGTCATCGATGCAATCAAAAAGATTTTAGGCATTGAAGGAAATGCATATGATGCAACAACAAAAGCCTTAGACATGATTTTATCTCAATACAACCAACAGAGCCGCAAATCGGTAAAGATGGATTCAGAAGGAAGAGAGTTATCCGCAGATCAGGCTAAATTCTTTAAAGATTCCAAGGCAAGGGATGAATTTGGAGACCTTATGGTTCTATACCATGGAACAGAGCAGCCCGGATTCACAAGATTTGGAAATGCAAAGAATTGGTTTACAAGCAACAGAGATGTAGCAGCAAGTTATGCATCAAATGATGAGTCCATGACATTTAATGGCATTAATGATAGAGAAGGAAGAATCTACGAAACCTACATTAATGTTGTTAAACCCTTGGAAGTAGACGTAGCAGGTGGTGGATGGGATGAAATACAGTATAACGGAAAGAAATACACCACATACGAAATAGCGGACTTTGCAAGAGAGAACGGATACGATGGATTAATCTTAAGGAACGTTGTAGACGTAGGCCCTAACACAGACTTTTCTGAAGAAGATGCCGTAAGCGACATAGTAGTAGCTTTTAAACCCGAACAGATTAAAGCGACTATCAATAAGAGACCTACCGGGAATAGCGACATCAGATTCTCAAGCAAAGTTGATGCACTAAAGGAATATACAGAATCAGAAATAAAGAATCTTAGCAACAGCAAGAAGATAGTTCTTTATAAAGGCAATGAACAATTGTTGGATTTTGTGCATCAGGCAAAAGAAGAAGCAAACTTCAAAAAGAAGATGTACTTTGGAAAGATATCTGATTCTGTAGCCAATGCAATAAACAATAAGTTTGGCATTGAAGTAGAGAATTATAATTGCTCTTTGGGTGCAGATGAAGTCAAGAAGGTGTTTAAAGACCATGGAGATGAAAAGGGAGAAAATCTTAGAGGGCAGAGAGCCGTAAAGGATAACGATTTCTTGTACATTCCATATGTGTTTGCATCACCTGAGAAAATCGAATACGTTGGAGAATATAATAAGAAACCAATGTTGAGATTTACAAGAGGACAAAGAAAGGTTGTAGGAGTTGTGTCCGACAAGCATTTTGATATCTTTTTGCAGACGATGTATATAAGCAATAAAAAAGGCCTTGTCTCTGCGCCAAATGAACAAGCCTTTGGCAATACGTCCGAAACGACAAGAGATACAGCCTCTCTTGACTTAAATATATCACAAGAGAGTAAACAAAGCAATAACAAGAGGTCTGTAAAACTTGATTCCGCAGGAAATGAGCTAACCGAAAGGCAGCAGGAATATTTCAAGGATTCTAAAATACGAGACAAAGATGGAAATCTTCTTGTTGTATATCATGGAACAGATCAGGACTTTTCAATATTTGATGTCATGAACCATGGTGGCAAGAACGGAAAAGCCGAAGGCTATGGAATCTATTTCACAGACTCAACAAAGGTATCAAGTAATTACGGAGACAAAACACTCAAGGGATACTTAAACATTACAAACCCTGCAAGGCATGACCAAAAGACACTCAAGGTAAAAGACCTTGTGAAGCTCATTCAAGCCACAGCAGAAGCGGATGCAAAGAGAGCCGTAGAAGACGAAGAATACGATACAGTAGAAGAAGCCATCAAAGACACATGGGTAAGTAACGTTGTATACACATATGACAAGCCGATGTCTCAGGTATACACCAAAATTGCAGAAGACTTGATAAAAACAAACAGCAATGATAAGGACATCATCCATGAGATAATGGTAGACATGGGTACTTACAGTTATAAAGATGCTTATGCCTTCTATGATATCTTAAAATCATCTATTGGAATTGATGGTCTTGTTACCACATGGGAATACGAAAAGACAGGGGAGAAGTTCAATGTATACATTGCGTTTGATAGCAATCAGTTCAAGAACGCAAGTAACGCTTCACCTACTGAGAACCCGGATATTCGTTATTCAACCAAGATGGACTCTGAAGGACGTAAACTTACAAAAGACCAGGCCAATTACTTCAAAGACTCAAAGGTATTAGATGATAACGGAAACCTCAAGGTTATGTACCATGGTTCACACAGAGCAGGATTTACAGAATTTAGAATAGCCGATGATGACTTAAGTTTCTTCTTCACAGACAAACTCAACGTAGCAAGTTCATATTCGGGAGTACCTTATGTAGAGAACCCGGATAAACCATTAACCTATGAAGAGTTAGCACAAGCATTTGCTCATAATACAGATGGAGAGCTTAAAGACAATGGTGACGGAACATACACCTACGAAGAAGTAGACGGAAGCGTAACAGAGAAATTTGATTCATTAAAGAAAGCACAAGCATACTTCTTTGATGAAACAATGACATACGTAGCAGCACAGAACCTTGGAAGTCCTTCAAATTATGCGGTTTATCTTAACGCAAATAATCCTTACATTATTGATGCAAAGGGTGAGAAGTGGCATAGCCTTGTTCCCGATAGTTACGATGCACGTTACGATGATGTTGAAATCATCCCGGTTGCCGAAGGAAAATTTGAAGCAGACTACCGAATTGGTGAAAGATACGAACACAAGATATTTACCAAAGAAGCTTTGGATGCCAAGTTCGGAGAAGGTGTTGCGGAGATAGCAGCCGATGAATATGAAATAAACGGACAGTTCTATGAGCCTACTGTTTTTGTAAAAGATGGACAGCGCATCGAAACCACCACAAGAGATGTAGCAAAATATGCTCACGATAACGGATACGATTCTGTAATTATCGATAATGTGGAAGACATCGGTGGTTACGGAACAGAGGGAGAAGTTCTTTCTCAGGTTGTAATTGTATTTAACTCAAATCAGATTAAATCAATCTACAATGAGAATCCAACAGAAGACAAAGACATAAGATACTCAACAAAGATGGATTCTGAAGGAAAGACCTTAACTCCGGGACAGCAGAAGTTCTTTAAGGACTCAAAAGCAAGAGATGACAAAGGCAGATTGCTAAGACTCTTTCATGGAACAGGTTCAGCAGGATTCAATGTATTCAGAGTAGGAAGAAGCGGTGGCATTTGGCTTACTACATCAAGAAAAGATGCAGGTTCATATGGCAATGCGACAAAAGCATATGACCCCAACGAAAAGCAAGTAGATGTAAAGATAGTTGGTGGCAATTATCCTGTTGGTAAGCATTTACACTTTGACACAGAAGAAGACAGAGCAAACTTCTTAAAAGAATATCCAAACGCAGAAAATTACATGACGGAAAGAGAGTTGGAAGAAGCTAAATGGGATGCCGAGGAAGAAGGAGACTACGATAGATTAAACGAGCTAAGAAGACTTGAACGTGAATCAGACAATATTCATCATGCATATCGTCAGTATGAATTTGCACACAGCCATTCCATTAAAGTCGAAGACTTCATTAAAAACAAAGAAAAGTATTCTTTGGATGATGTCAAAAGAGCATGGTTGGAGTACGATTCTAATGCTATGTTTGATGACGAATCCGAATACTCAGAAGAAAGATTCAGAGACATCTTAGCTGAAGGCCTAGGAGAAGCACTTCGCAATAATGAAGACGTTGACTTCGATAATTATTATGTCACGGCTAGAGTCCCCGTAGGAGAAGAAAGTTTTGCTGAAGACACCACACTTATCCATCACAGGATTTATGAATTGTATGCAAACGTTAAAAGACCTTATATACACGATGCAGAAGGAATCTCAGCAGAAGGAAGCGGAGAAGACTATTATGGTGTGGTAGATAAGGCAATGCAATCCGATGAATACGATGGCGCAATCATTAAAAACATCCGAATCGGAGCATACAAAAAGTTAGGCACGGTTGTAGTTGTAAAGGATTCAAGTCAGGTTAAGTGGGCAGATAATGAGAACCCTACAAACGATTTAAGTGTACTTAAGTCCACCAAGCTTCCCCCGGAAGCACAGAAACTTGTCGATGCATTAACACTTGAGAATAAGAGACTAACCGCAGAGAACACAGCACTCAAGATGGAAAAGGGCCTTGAACAGGTCAAAGCAGAGAAGAACGCTATCATAAATAAGATAACGGAGAACGCACAGACCTTATCAAGATGGTTGTTATCAAACGATAAGAATAACCCTGTTCCACAGGCTGTGAAAGAGCCACTTGGAAAACTCTTAACCTCAATCAGTTTCACAAGGGATGACTACGAATGGAGAAAGTCCCATGGACAGATGACCAAGGCAGAAGAAACCCTTGGTGAGAGAATGGCAAAGATAAGTTCACTCTTAAGAGAGATAGAACAAGACAAGGTATTGGATGCAGATGCCTACGATTTAAGTCAGTTGGATTGGATACCCGAATTCACCAATGAGTTTGAGGACATAAAGAACGCAATCGCATCGGTAGAAGCAAGACAGGGCGAGTCCTTCAAGTTATCAAAGATGACCACAGAAGACTTAAAGAGCCTTTCCAACATGATTACGGCATTAAAGAGTGCAATAACAAACATGAATAAATGTCTGTCAGCGCACAATAAGATGTCCGTAAGCGGAGTTGGCCAGGAAATCATCGGATGGTTGGATGAAGTCGGACAGAAAGAAAAGGACAATCGTTTACTTCAGTTCTTAGAATTGGATAACACAACACCGTTCTATTTCTTCAAGAGACTTGGATCAGGTGGAGAAAAGACCTTCAAGCTTTTAATGGATGGTATGGATAAATACGCATTCGAAGCAAAGCAGATTGAGGACTACGCAAAGGAAGCATTCTCCGGGAAAGACGTTTTAAGTTGGAGAGATGAAGTTAAGACCTTTGAAGTGGATCAGGTTGAATACAACACTCAAAACTTAGTCAAACTCGAAAAGAAGACCATACAGATGACGGTGCCGCAGATAATGAGCCTTTATTGCTTGTCAAAGCGTGACCAAGCCGTAAAGCACTTAAAGACAGGCGGTATCAAAATTGGGGACTTCAAGGTAGATGGCAAAGAAACAAGACAAATCGGAAACACCACACTCACGGCAGGAGACTTAAACAAGATTCTTTCTTCCTTAACCGATGAGCAAAGGGCCGTAGCCGATAAACTCCAAGACTTCATGAACACGGTATGTCAGAAGTGGGGTAACGAAGTTACCATGAAGAGGTTCGGCTTTAAGGGAATGACCGAAAAGAATTACTTCCCTATAAGCGTAGATAGGAATCAGTTATCAAGCGAAGCAAGACAGAAAGGCACATCATTATATCAGTTATTAAACATGGGATTCACAAAACCTATCAATCCCAAGGCTAAGAACCCCATTGAGATATTTGATATCTTTGAAGTCTTTGCTATCCACTCAACCGAAATGGCTCAGTACAATTCATTGGCACTCCCGGTTCTTGATGTAATTCGTATATGGAATTACAAAGACCTTGAAATGTTGGATGAAGAAGAGTCAAAAGCCGTATGGCATTCGGTAAAGGCATCAATCGAAAATGCACTTGGTAAGAAAGGCAATCAGTACATCGGATTATTGTTAGCCGACTTAAACGGAGAGGTAAGCGGTGGAAGAGCAGACGATTTTGCATCAAAGCTCATGAAGAATTATAAGACAGCAGCCGTTGCATTGAACGTTCAGGTAGCAGCACTTCAGCCTTTATCTTTCGTAAGAGCAGGATACATGATTGATTCTAAGTACCTTAAGAAAGGTCTTACAATGAAGTCATCCAAAGAAGCCTTAAAGTGGTGTGGCATGGCGGTATGGAAGGAAATGGGATTCTATAACACAGCCATCCACAGAGGTCTTGAGCATAAAATAATGCAGGATGACTCAACGAAAGACAGACTCATCGAAAAAGGTCTTTGGTTGGCAGGTAAAGCCGATGAGTGGACATGGTCAAAGTTATGGAATGCTTGTTTACTTGAAACAAAGGATAAGCATCCTGATCTTGAAGGCGATGATTTGTACAAGAAGACAGCCGACAGACTTACGGAAGTAATCTACGGCACACAGGTTGTTGACTCAGTTTTAACCCGGTCACAAATCATGCGAGACAAGACCTTCTACTCAAAGATGATAACCGCATTCCAATCAGAGCCTACCTTGGCACTAAACGTGTTAATGGATGCAGGTGAACAGTTCTCAATGGAAAAGAGAGCGCATGGCGCACAGGCAGCCTTACAGAAACACGGAGCAACAGTAAGAAGGGCCGCAACAGTTTACTTATTAAGTGCAGCACTCGAATCAGCACTCCGTGCGGTAATAGGCAAGGTAAGAAAGTACGATGGAGATGAGGATGACGAGAACTTCCTTGAAGACTTCTTTACAAGATTCATCGAAGAGTTAAATCCTTTGAGAAAGATTCCGCTTGTAAAGGATGTTGTAGCATTAATGTTAGACTCTATTAAGGTGGCATTTGGTAAACAGTACAAACTTTACACCGACACAAGAATGGACGAAGCCATCTTTGAGAACATCGGCAAAGCCGTAATCAGAATAGTAAAGTTGATTGAAGGTGGTGATTGGAATTTCAAAGCACTATACGAAATAGCCAAAGGTATAGATGCAAGTGGACTTCCTGTATCGAGTTTCTTCAGAGAATTCAAAGTAATTTGGAACAACACAATAGGCAGAATATGGACAAGCCTTGCACTTAAGTAAGAAGGGGGTGGGTAGAAATACCCACTCTCTTTTTAATATTATCAACGTAGAAAAGGGGGTAAGAAAGATGAATACACTCACATATAGAATCACATTAGACACAAGAAAAAACGGAGTTCAGAGAGTCTTGCAGGGATTTGAAACCGGGGAGAGTACGGCCCGAAAGATTTCAATCACCTTAAAAGAAGGCTCTGATGACTATGAGCTTCCATTATCCAATATAAGCGCACAGATGTATGTAAAGAGACCTTCAGACGAGTCTCCAAGCATCAATGCGTGTACTATCGATGCAGAAAACAACAAGATTCTTTATGACGTATCGGATCAGGACATTGCCGAAGCAGGATTGGTAGAGCTTCAGTTAAAGATTATTTCAACCATAGGTGACACCAAGGTATTGGTATCCCCTAAGTTTGCCATGGAAGTATGGGAGTCAAACATTGAAGATTCTGAAGCAGAATCAAGTCCTACCTACACGGCCCTCACAGAAGCGTTGGCGGCAGCACAGGCAATGCACGATTCCGCAATCAAAGACTTATATATCGATGAAGACAACATCTTTACTGTAGTATTCGGAGATGACACTGAGTACACATCAACAGTAATAGCAGATGCCATCGGAAGAATCGACTCAGTTGAAGAATATGCTCTTAAATCCGAAGGTCATGCCGTAGGCACTCAGTACGGTGAGCCTGTCTCGGAAAGTAGTCCTTATTACCACAACAATGCAAAATATTATAACGAACAGGCAGGAGCAAGTGCTTTGTCGGCATCCACTTCAGAAACCAATGCAGCAACCTCAGAAGCAAACGCTGCTACGTCTGAAGCGAATGCTTCAACATCAGAAACCAATGCCGCCGCATCCGAATCAGCAGCCGCATTATCTGAAGCCAATGCAGCCTTGAGTGAAGCGAATGCTTCAACCTCTGAAACAAATGCCCATACTTATGCAAATAGCGCAGGTACATCCGCTACCAATGCTTATACATCAGAACAGAACGCAGCCACATCTGAGTCAAATGCATCCGGGTCAGCAACAAGTGCTTCTCAGTCGGCTACAAGCGCAAGTGCTTCCGCAACATCAGCAGAATCATTTAAAGATTCGGCATCAGCTTATGCCACAGCATCAAAGAGTTTTGCCGTAGGCGGTACATCCTCAAGACAGGGCGAAGAAAACGATAACGCTAAGTATTATAAAGAGCAATGTGAACAGATTGCCGCAGGTATTGCAGGTGGTCTTATTCCTATGGGTACAGTCGCTTTTGCAAACCTTCCCACCACAGGATTAGCCGCAGGTATGATGTACAACATTTCAGACACCTTTACGTCAGACTCACGATTCAAAGATGGCGGTGGCAAATCATACCCGGCAGGAACAAACGCTTATGTAACAGCAGACCTTATGTGGGACTGTTTTGCAGGTGCATTAATCACAGTCAACAACAAGACTGGGCAGAGCATCACCTTGGATGGCTCTGATTTAAAGGTATCGGGATATTCAAAAGCCGCATCTGTAGCAGACGTAGCAGGAACGGACACAGTCAATGAAGCCATCGGTAAAGTAGAAAAGAAAGTAGACTCATCCGTAATGTCCTTTAAAGGACGATCAGGAGCTGTTACCCCTGCGGATGATGACTACACAATTGCTCAGATAAAAGCTACAGGTTCAGAAGGCCAAGCACCATTACTTGATTCCAATGGCAAGTTGGCAATGTCAAACGTAGTCAAGAGCTTTAACGGAAGACACGGAGTAGTCACAGCTACCTTCGGAGATTATTCCGCAAATCAGATTGACATGACAGGTTATACCAAGGCTTCAACGTCAAGCGCAATCACCACATCAGATTCCGCAAGTTCCGCAATGGGAAAGCTTGAGAAAAAGGCAGACGATGCTTTGGCAGGTGGAGTAGTATCCCATGACTTTAACGTAACTACAACGGATTGGGAAACAAACGATAACACACGCAATAATGACGAATACACAGTAAAGCAAGAAATAGATGCAAGTTATTATGCAGGTAGCGAAGCAGACAAACGCTTAGAATACTATCCCATGAGTGCAACAGTAGGCGAAGTAATGACAACAGCAGAATACGAAGATGCGTTAAAGTTAGGCGAAGTAGAGACAAGCGCAACCAAGATAACAATTTACGCAAAAGAAGCAACCACAAACGCATTAAGAATAAGAATATTGGGGGTGTAAACTATGGCAATAGCAGTTAAAAGAGGATTTGGCGGTGGTGGAAAAAAGCCACAATATGCAGGAAGAAAACTTGTGAATAGTGTTCAGGGAAATGACAATTATACAACAAATGTAATGGCTATTGAAAACTTGCCAATTAATAAAACATATAATATCTCGTTTACAGGTAACTATAACGTTTCAGCGGGTGGTATAGGTGCAAGATTAATTGACGGAAATGGTAACATTTTAGATACTAAAACAAAAACATTCTCAGCAAGTGAAGGTGTAACACATTCATTTGATTTTACTGTTTATACACAAACACCAACAATATACGTTAGAATGTGGTCACAGACTAGTGTAGCCGTTCAGTCAATGGTACCTGTTCGAGGTTTAGCTGAATAATTAAATGGAGGTATGTAATGGTATACGAACTCAGTAAGGCTGTATATCAGTGCTGTAGTAAGTAGCATGAAAGAATCTATAACTTAACATTATATTAGAAATTATATTCAGCCATTCAGCCAATATAATTGCGATTTTTGAAGAAATTTTGTAAATAGGGAAAAAATAAAAACACGTTACAGAGTAATATCTGCAGCGTGTTTTTTATATAGGGGTGTGTGTAGAGAAAAAAATAATGAGAAATCATAATGAAGGTATAAACAAAGCAGAAGGGAGATTTTTAATATGGAATTTGATTTTTCTATTTTTATGATACCCATCATCACAGCGTTTTGTTACGCATTGGGTTACACAGTTAAGAAGTCGGAGAAGATTGATGACAATTGGATTCCCACCATCGTTTTCTTGACAGGTATAGCAATCGGAGTCTTGAGTTATTTCTTCAAAGTTGATGGCTTCACACCAAGCAGCATCCTCATGGGTGTCCTTTATGGTGGAGTCAGCGGATTTGCATCAGTTGGTATTAATCAGTGGTTTAAGCAGAAAAACAAGGGGAGATAAGGAATGAAGAGTTTAGGAAAAGTTCTTGATATCTCTTCCTTCCAAGGAATGTTAACGCAGGATGCGGTAACTAAAATTAAGGCAAGAGGTATCCTTGGTGTTATTCTTCGTATTGGTTTCACAGGATATGGTCAGGGAGTTCCTACATATGATAAGTATTTTCAGCACAATTACAAATTGTTGCATGATGCAGGAATCCCATGCGGAGCTTATTACTTCACGTTGGCTTACAACGATACAATCACATTGAGAGAAATCAATTGGTTGAGAACGGAGCTACCAAAGTATAAGTTTGAGTTCCCTGTGTACATCGATGTTGAAAAGCTTAACTTAAGCAAGAAGGATGAAACACCTATTTCTGTAGCGTGGGACAATTGTAGAGCAGACGTTAGAACAAGAAACGTTGCCAAGATATGCGAGACACTTGAAGCTCTTAAGTATTATGTGGGTGTGTACGCTTCCACAGGAGCATTCGGCTCTTTGCTTTTGGAAGCACCGTTAAAGTCCTACGATAAATGGATTGCACAGTATTTCATATCATGCACATACAAAGGCACGTACCACTTATGGCAATATACCTCAAGCGGTAACGGAGCATTGTATGGACTTCCCGGAAGAGTGGATGTGTCCGAATGTTATTTGGACTTCCCTTCCGTAATCAAGAAGAACCATCTCAACGGCTATGGCTTAAAGAAAGAAGCCTACAAGTATCAGTTAAACCTTTCGGATGTCGAAAAGATTAACTTGGATAAGTATCTTGCGGCAAACTCGATTGAGTATAACGCAGAAAAGCTATAGGGGGATGTGCTTATGGAATCAATAACATGGGCGGTCATAGGCGGTTGGGCCTTAACCGTAATTGGATTTATCATTGCAAAACTAAGAGACTCAAAGAAAGACATTAAGCAAAGTGCGTCCGAAACCCAGGCCATCATGACCGACTTAGGTTATTTAAAAAGCGGATTGGGGAAGATTGAATCAAAGATTGATGTCATGTCAACCTACACTCAAAACAAGCTTGATGACCATGAGAAACGATTAACCCGGATTGAAACAAAATGGGAGTTAAAAAATGGATAACTTATCCAAAAACAATTTCGATTCAATGTCATACCTTTTGTATGAATCCGACATGGCACGATTTGAGAGAATCATTAAACGGCAATGGATACTCTGTATCGTGTTGGGGATTGCCTTAATCATATGCGTAGGCATCATATTGAAGCTAATGTAAATCAGTTAACGGAGTTGATTGATTTATGGGTATTAAATGACCGCAACAAACAGATTCTAAAGAGCAGACTACTTCATGGAGTCAAGTTTGAGCCGTTAGCGGAAGAATTTGAATTGTCGGTTAGGCAAGTCAAAAACATTGTATATAAAGAAGAAGAGAAAATATTTAAACACTTAAAGACCGTGCAATAGCATGGTCTTTTTCATTGCACGAAAATTGCACGAAAGTTGCACTTTTATTTCATTTAATATCCGGGAGAAATGCTTTACCATTAAATCAAAGGAGAGCGATATGTGGATTGAATATAACCCAAACCCATTAAAAAAGAGAGTTGGAGATTGTGCGGTAAGGGCCGTAGCCAAGGCACTTGATATCTCATGGCTGAATGCATTTCTTCTTATTATAGTAGATGCGATCAGGCTATGTGATATGCCATCGTCAAACGGAGTATGGGGAGCAACCTTATATAGGCATGGATTTAAAAGAGAATCAGTTCCTTCATGTGACGATTGCTATAACGCAGAAGATTTCTGCAACGAATTTTTTAAAGGGACATACGTATTGGGATTCGGAACACACGTTGCTACAGTAATAGACGGTAACCTATATGACTCATGGAATTCTCTGTCGGAGATTCCACAATATTATTGGTATAAGGGGGACGAATGAATAACATTACATGGGTACAAGGTGAAGCCGGGGCAAAAGCCTACATGGTAGCACCAAATAACACGATTGCTTTGTGGGACTCCGAAGCACAAGTCATTTATATTAAAGAGACCGATATGATGGGAAGACCATCGATGCAGATTTTAGATTACACGATCAGGAACAAACCAAAGGATGAGATGGAAGTCTTAAAGGAAGAAATCGAAAACCTCAAAAAGCAGATAAAGGAGATGTCAAATGAATCCATTGTTTCAGAAGATGAACCCACAGATGCAGATGTTAAATCAGATAAAAAGTAATCCCGGAAGTTTCTTAAAGCAAAGAGGTATAAACATCCCCCAAGGGATGAATAACCCCAATGATATAATCGATTATCTTATGAAGACCGGGAAAATAACCCAAGCACAATATAACGCAGCGGTCAATAAAGCACAGATGTTTAAATGATGTTAAAGGCCTTAACATACGGACTATTCGCTTAAGAGAGTAGTTCCTAACCTTAAAAAGATAAAGGAGAACAAATTATGTACGAAGAAAACACAGTAATGCCTGTTACCCCTATGGGTAATGGCGGTGGCTTTGGCGGTGATTGGGGATGGATTATCCTTCTTCTCTTATTCGCAGGTGGCTTTGGTGGCTTCGGTGGTGGTTTCGGTGACAACATTTATCCTTGGATGAATCAGGCAGACATCACCACGAACGGATTTCAGAATCTTGCAACGCAGAATCAGTTGACAGGAATTCAGAGTAGCCTTGGAGACATTCAGACACAAATCTGCGGCGGATTTGCCAATGCCGAAATCGCAAACAACGCAAGACAGATTGCAGACCTTCAGCAGAGCTTTGCATCACAGACAGCCATCACAGGAGCTATAAGTGATTTGGCAGCGCAGAACGCATCATGTTGCTGTGAGCAGAGACTTGCATCAGCACAGTTACAGAACACCATTCAGAGTGAAAACTGTGCAGACAGAGCAGCCATCAGCGATGGTATCAGAGACATTCTTGTAGCATCCAATGCTAACACACAGAGAATCCTCGATATGATGTGTCAGGACAAGATTGATGCGAAGAACGAAAAGATTGCTGATTTACAGAATCAGTTAAACATCGCAGCCTTCAACGCATCACAGGTGGCACAGAACAATTATCTGTCAAACGCACTCACAGCACAGACACAGTATTTCCTTGGATTATATCCACCCACAGCAACCACTACACCTGCTACGGCTAAAGCGTAAGGGGGTGTGGACATGAAACATGAAATGTTGGAAAGACTTTGTGAAATGGTGTCCGATGAATTGTCAAAGGTAACCAATAAGGTTGAGAAGACAGAGTTGTCGGCAGGTATGCTTGAGTACATCGATAAGCTTACCCACACCTTAAAGTCCATAAAGACCATCATGGCAATGGAAGACGGAGCAAGTTACGATAACGGCTCTTACAGAGGTTATGATGGTTCATACGATGGGTATTCACGAAGAAGATACAGAAACTATTCAAGGGACAACAAGGTAGTATCTGAGTTAAGAAACCTCATGAACGATGTCCCGGAAGAAGCGAAAGCAGAGTTTCAAAGGATGATATCCAAGATGGAATCTATGTAAGAAAGGAGAGACCATGAAAGTGGTCTCTTTTTTCGTTACAAATTTGTTACAAAAAATAATATAAATAGTATTTATAAAATATAAATGTGGTTTATATTTTGGACAAGAAAAAATCCCCCGAAACCATTGATTTCAGGGGAATTTCCCATAGATACGTTATCTATACTTCCAAGCTGATGACGGGAATCGGACACTTTTAATCAGAGCCTAAAAAGCCTGTAAATAAAGGATTCTCAAAATTTCATTACAAATTTGTTACAAAATAGAATCCGCAACAGCCTTTTCGTAGGATATCTGCTTGTCCGTTTGAGCGTGAGTATATATACGCTGTGTTGTGGCTATGGAAGAATGACCCACAGCAGCGGCAATCGAAGCATCGGGAACACCCATGGCATGAGCCTTTGACACATAGTAATGTCTGAGAGCATGAAGCTTACATCTCTTAAGACCATTCCTGTCTTGGATGCGGTGTAACTCTCTTAGAATATTTCCGGGGAAACCATCGTAAGCCTTTCCCCTTGATAATATTAAATCCCTTAGATGATCAGGAATAAAAATCTTTCTAGTGGATGATTCGGTCTTGGTAGTCTTTAAAACATACTCACCTTCAGAGTTAACCACTAAAGCCTTGTTGATGGTTAATATATTGCCATCGATGTCCTTGGAAGTAATGGCCAGGGCTTCAGACTTTCTTAACCCAAGCAACGTAAGTAGTATAACCGCTTCGTAGGGACTCCCCTTTAAAGCATCGATTAACTTCTCCACTTCCTTGTCAGTAGGGATGTAAGTTTCTACCCTTATATTCTGTGGTAACTTAGTTTTGATTGGCATATCAGGCTTGTAGAGCCACACAACCGAAGTGATAAATCCACTTGCGTTTTTAACTGTCTTCGGACTACGTCCCACGGAATAGTCATTAACCTCTTTTTGAATCAATAAAGCATTGATTTTTGATATTTTGGTATTAAGGAATTCTTCCGAAAGGTTTCTTAAAATACTCTCATAAGAATTAATGGTAGAAGGTGACAATACGGCCCTTTTAATTTTAATGTAGTTTAAAGCGCATTCCCGAAATGAGTTTTTAACATTGGTAACAGAAGTGGACTTACGCTTTTCATACAAAGCATCTTCCATCTCTCTTTTAGTAGGCTTATGGTCAAATGTAAAGTTATACGTAACCCCATCAATCATCTTCCTAGCGAAGTAGTTCCCCGATGGAAGTTTTCTTACATTCATTGAATATTCTCCATAAAATTGTTATAAGCATCCAACACAGATTTAGTGTCGGTAGTTTTTATAGGGATGGTATCCCCGGTTGTTAATGTAAAGTTGTTGCCTTCGGCAGCAGATATTAAATCCATGTTAACTAGGTAAGACTTGTGACACCTTAAGAAGTGGATATCGTTCATTTCTTCTTCAATGACATCCAATTTCTTCCTGATCGTGTAAATAATGTTGTTCATACAGTAGAACGTACACGAAGGGCCGTTGGATTCCACATACATAATTTCAGCCAAAGGAATCTTCACAAATCTGTTCCTGATCTTCAAAGTGTAAGTGCGGAATAAAGCATACCTGCAAACCTTCTCCAAGACTTCAAACACTTCCGGGGCCTTGTATGGTTTCAAGATATAAGCTCTAGCATCCACCTTAATGGCTTCAAGAGCGTGTTCTTTGGTCTCAGCCGTTATAAGGATGTCTCCAACGTATCCCATGGAGCGCATCTTCTTACATATTTCAAGTCCGTTTGAGTGCGGCAAGAATATATCCATAAATATAGTAGTAGGACTTATATAGCCTTTCTCAAAGTCGGCAAAGAATGCTCTGCCTGTATCGTATATCTTAATGGTGTATTCAAAGTGCCGTTTAATAAGATAATCCTCAAGGATAACCTTCAACACTTTTGCATCGATTTTTTCATCTTCCACAATACAAATGTCTAATTTCATTAAATAATCCTCTTTTAAAATGCTAAAACAACAAGTTTCGGGGGAATTTTTGCTGAAATTCTGCAAAAACGGAGTTTAAAACGTAAAATTCTTGTATAAGTGTAAAAGGAGAATCCCCATGGAGTTAAAACGGTACTTGCTAAAACTTATTAAAGGAATCAAAGACCCGGAAACAATCATAAAGATATATCTTGTGGTCAAAGAAATCATAGGGGGCAAGGCATGAAAGAACAAATA